ACAGTAGATTTATATGTGCATGGAACAAGGCTAAAGCCAACACTAAGAGTTTCTCATTCAACAAGAGAAACATCTATTCATTGCACATATACAGTTACTTAAACTCCACGTTCGCCATAATTTCGGTTAGGCAGGCTGTAAGATTAATTTCTTGGTCTGCCACGAACGCTGCCTTATACTGATAGTCAGCAATTAGTAACACTAACTGCGGAACAGATCTAACCTCAGGCAAAAGAGTGTCATAAATGTATCTAAAGATGCCTTGCGGATCTGTGTCAACATTATTAGCAACCCACTGTCGCATCTTCTTCCACTCTTTGTCCTTCAAAGAGGCAATCAGTTCTTTAGAATTAATCTCTGCAAAGTTACTGAGAATACCTTCGTCAATAACACCGGCAGAAGAATAACGCTGTAGTTCGTTTATAACTCTACGATAATCAGGAAAGTATTTCATCAAAAGTTCTGCTAGAACTTTGTCCTTATATTGCACACCTTCCGATTGTAGAATGTTTTGCATACGTCTCATAAATGCTGCAGCAAGTGTTTGTTTGTCACTTTTATGAGACGAAAATTCAATTACTGTAGTCCTAGAATGTAGGGGACTAATGATTCGATTTTTATAGTTACATGTAAAAATAAATCGACAGTTTTGTGAGAACGTTTCAATAAATGCTCTCAAAGCAGGTTGTACACTATCCTTATTTAGATAGTCTGCCTCGTCAATAATTACAACCTTAGTTTTACCTTCAAAACTAATAGCACTAGCAAACTCTTTAATTTTAGTTCGTAGTGTATCAATTTGTCGCCCTTCATCAGAGCCGTTAATAATGATGTAGTCACAACCCAACTGCTCACATAAAGCACGGGCAACTGTAGTTTTACCTGTACCAGCAGAACCACAAAGAAGAAGATTAGGTACTTCTCCCTTGTTCAAGAATTGTGTAAACATATCTTTAATGCTGTCTGGAAGGACACAATCATCAATTTTTCGTGGACGATATTTTTCTACCCACAAAAATTGTTCACTCTTAGTATCCATAATTTACTCCATAATATATTTGTTCAAAGTATCCGCAATTAGTTTGTGTCCACGTTCATTTGGATGCAAACAAAATTCCAAATTTTCATTTTGTTCCGTATCAACATGATTGAAATCGGGATCTTTATAATCACCAACTAGCCAAGAACCATTGCAAATATCTAACAGTGTGTTACCTTTTGATCGGTTCTCAATCCAGTTCCAGTTTTCACGTCTGACATAATACGGTGTAACAAAAGCTGCAGTCATTATATAGTCTACTCCTTGTTTTGTCAAGTAGTCTTCACAAGCTCTCATACAAATTTCAGACATAAAAAGAGCCTCCTCGGGATCGCTTTTGGCATTCCCGGGAGGCGAAACAAAACCATTGTCCCAAGTCCAAGGGCGCAACAGTCCTGACCAGCATATAACTACCTTATCGGTAGTGAGGTACCGACGAGACATGACGTCATATGCTATTGAAGGATTGCAGTTACCGTCTTTTGCATGGTTTACAAGTCGACAATTATTGTAATCGGCAATCCAATCTATGTAGGATTTTACATAACATCTTTCTGCTCTTAGAGGTTTGTTTAAACCAGTAGTAAAACTATCTCCAAAAGCATGTATTGTTTTAGCCACCAAACTTCTCTTTAACATCAGTAGAGTCTGATAGATTGAGATTAATATGACGTCCTCCTTTGCAGTACTCTAGTACTACTTCAGGTTTAGACACCTCATAAGGATCGCCTTCAACATTAGAAGCCTTTCCTTCTTCCTCAAATACTTTTTCTACTTGCATGTTATCGATAACGGCAGCGTATCTCCATGAGCGAATGCCAAAGCCTAAGTTATCTTTAGCTACAAGCATACCCATGGCATGTGTAAATTGTGCTGAGCCATCTGGAATCATTTTTACATTTTTAATTCCAAGGTCCTTCGCCCAAGCATTCATTACAAAGGTATCGTTTACTGACAAGCAGTAGACTTCATCAATGCCATTGCTAATAAAATCCCTGTAAAGATCATCATATCCTGGTAGCTGATATGTTGAACATGTCGGCGTAAACGCACCTGGCAAAGCAAAAAGAACAACACGCTTTCCTCCGAAGAGTTCTTCAGTGGTGTTATTTCGCCATACCATTTCTTCTCCTTCTCTAATACGAGTTGGAAATTCTAAAAAAGGAATATGTGTACCTTCAATTTTATTCATAAGTCACCTCATTATATAAACTTACATCTTCTCTATAAAAAATTCTTAATTTGTCCCATACGTCAGTTTTTCTATACTCCAACCAATCTTTTGCATGCTGTGCTTGAGCGCTAACGGCATTAGTTGGTTTGTGAGGACGCAATCCTAAATACTTAGTCCACTTTTTTCCAAAGTCAGGACTATCTAGGTTAAAAAAGATAGCATTGCTTTTATCTAGACCAGTTAAAAAGGATACTTGTTTATTTGTATGCTCATCTTGTTCAAAAAGTGTTGATTGATTTTTATAATGCAATACAAAATTTTGTAATGACAAAATATCACTTGACTGTCTTGTCCAATTGTGTACTGTAGCCGACTTCCATCTCTCCCAAGGTTCCCTGAGTATAACTACACCAGTGAATCCTTTTTCTTGAGAAAAATGTGTAACTATTTCTGACATGGATTTATCCATCCATCCATGTTCGTGAGTGTACCACCAATCTTCTTTTTTTCTTAATGTTCTAATTGCAAATTGAGATGCGTTTTTTGGAATATTAATCCAAAATTGTTTGCGCTTTTCATTTATCCAACAACCCCCCAAAGGTAAACCAATGAGGGGATCGCCTACAATTATATTACTCTTCGTCTGCAAAAGGATCTAAATCTCCATTAAAGATTTGTCTCATTACAGAAAGGGCTTTACCGTGCCTGTTAAAAATAAACTCAACACAGTCACCATTTTTGCATACTTCTAAAACCAAACCGTTACCAACTTGTCTTAGATTAAAGCTTAATTTTCCATCATCCATATTAACCTCCAATTTCTGATGAACGTTCGAGTGCCAACCAATACTTAAGATCGTTTTTCTTGTTCTGGAAGAACATAAACTTCTTAGTAGATAGTGTAACAGAATAACTGCCAGGTACTACCTTTAGATTTTCAATCGACAAACGACAATCAAACGTTAGATCCGTATCACCAATAACTTGCTTAAAGCTGTTACTCTTAGGTGTACTCGGATCTCCTACAGTAAGTACTACCTTACCGTCTTTAGCTACTACACTGAACATAGGTGCTCCTGTAATAGCCGCTGCCTTCATAATTGTATTCAAGTCCTCAGAAGACAAATCAAAGGTATAAAAATTATCTACCTCAATAGTCTTGTCAGGAGCGGAAACAATAATGCCAGGATCAGCATAAAAATATTCAAACTCACTAGAGCCTTTAGTAACAGTTAGAGACTCGTCTCCAAATTGTACTTCAGTATCTTCCATTAGAGTTAGAAGTGCTAGCAAACTATTTAGATCATAGATTGCAAATTCTTTATCAAAACTATCTTCTACCGTTGCGCGGGCAAAGATGTTCTTACCAGTACTAATAGTGGAAAGAACATTTCCTTGCCGTACAAGGATATTAGAATTGATAGTAGCGAAGTTCTTCAGAACTTCGAGGGTGTTTTTGCTAATTTTCATTATATACTCCAAGTATTAAGTCTGTATATTATACAGACTTCATTTCAAAAGTCAAGTGTTTTTTTAATTAAATTGAAAGAACTTCAGAGCCGTTAACAACATATGACATAGTAATGCCAGCTTCTGTGCAACGTGTCTTTAAGCCTTCAATAATATCAAATCCGCCATCTGCCTGAATAGAAGTCATATAGTTATTCCATTCTGCTTCAGATAGAGCATTAAAAATTGCTTCCATGGTTAGACCATCTTCGCTAATGTTATAAGTTACTGAAATATTATTGTCAATGAGAGCAAGTCTTCGAAAGGTGTCCCACTCTTCCTGTGCCTGAGTTTGATCGGCAGTAGGAACTTCAACATCAACTGAAGGCCGAACGTATTTAATGATAACTTCGTGTGCCATTATTTTTTTCTCCTAAATGGGTAAATTGTTTCACTATTTATAATTTTCGTCATGTTCATTTAGTGCTAAAAGAGCATAATGTAAAATTTTAAAGAGGTCTTTTCTATTGTAACCGTCTTTTTTACCATACCTTTGTGCATACTTTAGAACATTTCCAAGAAAGAATCCCATTCCGTGTCCACAGTCCATAATAAACTCTGAGGATTGGAACTTACTTTTACTATAGTGCTGTTCGTATGTAGAGTCTACATACTCTTTTAATTCTTTAATAAGTGCTTCTTCGTTAAATTTATATTGCTTTTTCATTCTTAATCCTAATATAACAATAAAGAACATATTGAGTCTGTTTGCTTGCGTTTACTCTGTAAGCATACTGCCATGTACAAGGCGCTACTGTAATTTTACCTTGTACTTGACATGCTTGAACGCCTGCTTGTGGAAACTGTACGCCTCCATCTTCTACAGTGTTTAGATGTATCATGACAACGAGCCTTCTTCGTGAGGCTCCAAAGTTATCATAGAACAATTCTTGTCCTTCATCACCAACCTTTTTTACGACACATGATTCTATTTCACAGTCTTGAGGCTTTAATACATCAATAACATTATCTGGTACTAAGGCACAATAGTCTCCAAATGCCCTAACAAATTCTTTTTTCGCGAGTGTTGTTAAAGATCCCTCCGGTACTTCATACCACTCGGCCTTTTTAAATTCAATTTTACGTTTCTGTTGTTCCTCTGCCTCACAGAAAGAAACGAACTCGGCGCAATCCTTTGCGCCGAGCTCGCCGTCCAGGTAAAGTATGTAATTAGAAAGTGGAGTCATCAAATCCTTCTTCCTCATCTTCACTGGACTCGTTGTTGACGCTGTTGTTGGTGAGGTCAACTCCAGCGTCTACCTTACTATACAAGTCAATGAATGCTTGTTTAGTGTCGGTATCAAAACGGTTAACACAGAGCTCAATAGCCTTGAGCTTATCACCGAACATTGCAAAAGCATTCACAATGTGTTCTAGTCGGCGGGTGCTAACCAACTCGTCAATGGCGCCTTCGTAAAATGTCTTACGGATGACTTCGGACCATGTGACAAGGTTAGTGGCAAACTCTTCGTCTGTGCAGTTTGCCTTAGCCATCTTGTTAAGAATGATCTTCTTCTCAGTGGCTGCTGTAGGATACTCCTGCTCCACCGTAACGGCGAATCGCTCCAGGAATGCCTCGTCCAGTAGCTGAGCGCTAATGAACTTGCCATCATCTGATCCTCGGCCCTTTGTATTAGCAGTGGCAACCACTGTAAAGCCAGGAGCAGGAGTAACGGTTTCGCCTGTTTTCTTGTTGAAGTACGCTTTGCCTTCAAGGATGGCCTGGAGACACATCAACTTGTTGGACCCGCGGTCTACTTCATCAAGAATGAGAACCGCGCCACGTTTCATGGCGGTGAGGACCGGTCCTTCTCGATACACGACGTTACCGTCAACTAGGGTATTGCCACCGATCAAATCGTCCTCATCGGTCTCAATACTAATGTTTACACGAATAGCCTCTCGCTTGAGGTTCGCACATACCTGTTCTACCATTGTAGTCTTACCGTTACCGGACAAACCACTGATAAAAATCGGATAAAACATACCGGATTGAAGTACCTTCTTCAAGTCTCGGTAAAAGCCAAAGGGTACAAACGTATCGTCTTTGGCAGGAATTAGGTTTTCAATATCCACGTTAAGTTTAGCCTGGGTTACAACCTTGGCAGCTTCGGACTCTACAACCATCACCGGCTGCTTAGGAGTCATTGGCACCACATTAGCGTTGCCTTGGTACATCGCGACGCTATACTTGCCTCGCTGCACCTTTGCTGTTGGATCCTTTAAAAGCCAGTGCGGGAAGGGGTGTCCCAAATCAGCCGCAGTATCAATAATATCTTGTCGCGATAGGAATCGTCCATCAACTGAAATATTTTTAAGAGTGTTGATGAGCTCTTCTTTTTGCACTTGGGTAGTTTTAGTCATAATCTATATCCTCACTTATATAGTTAATTTCTCAGTTTATGCGTATATTATAGCACCTATTTACGCAAAAGTCAAGCACTTTCTTGCCTTTTTTCAAAGTTTCTTTTCCTTTGATATCAAGCACTTACGCTATATCCTTTGATAATGTTACCATTATCACTTGGGCTAAGCCTCATTTGAGCCTCGAAAATCTGGTTAGCGCTGAGTTTTCTGTCCTCAATATGCCCTGGCTCAATCATGTAACAGATACTGTGATGATTTCTAGCCATTGCCTTCATGATCATCAGGTTGTTTACTTTTTCAAATCCATAACCTAGGCAATCCCATGAGGGACTATCAATGTCTCGATTAATATCTCCCCAACCCATTGCCCAACCAATTGTAGAATTACCAGACAATCTGTCTTTTAGGAGTCCAATCAACAAAATGGGGAACTGATTGTTTACCCAAATAGCTTTATTCCATTGATTCATGTCATATTGTGTCAGTATGCCTGACTGAATATTTTTCGCAGTAGGAGGAGATGGACGATTGTGATTAAACCAAATAGCATCCAACTCAGGTAGTTGATAAGAATATCTCTCAACGTCCTCAGGACGC